ATGTTTAACCTTAACATCTCCTTTAGAAATGCTAGTCGCAAACGCTTTGGCTTGTTGGTAAAGAGCACCGTCTTGCACAACACCTATTTTACTTACGGACCATCCAAACCATGTACCTTTGTCGTTAGACTGTGGTACAGTTTTAAGATGATATTGATGACTAAACGCTGCTGGAGTAAAGAGTTTTCCATCTTTACCTTTCAGCTTAATTTGTTGAATCATACTATTCCAAGTTCTACTAGTTTTTAACTGAGTAGATTTCATAGCGATCAACGCTGTTGCTGGAGAGTCTCCACCTACAATAACAAAATGTTGGGCAGTCTTCTCAATATAATTACCGTTCGGTAATCTATCTTTGAAGTCAGCACCTCTAGTTGTTTTTGAAA